TGAGTTAACAGTTTGTCTAACAAAAGAATCTAACACGTCAATTGGCGCACTCGCTACACTAGAATCTACATTATAAGTAGTAGTGTCTTTGACCATGGTTACAGTTTTTTCTTGTATAGTCCACTGATTAAGGCCTCTGTTTGCCCATTCTGCCAACAATAAGTTAAGACTTCTTCTTGCAGTACGTAAGTCGTAAGCAGTTCGTAGCTCTAAGCCACATCTTTCAAACGCTTCCTCGACATAATCGGCAACATCAAGTTCGAAGTTTTTACTATTTGATAGTGACATTACTTTTTCTTTTTAGTTTTTTTTAAAGTTTTTTCTAATCTAGCTGCTTGGTTTGCATGCAACCTAGATGCTTTTTTTAGTTCTGCAATCATTTTGCGTTTTTGTGCAATAGTTAATTCAGCCATAATTTACTTCTTTTTTTTGGCTGAGCCACCTCTACCAAGTTTTTTAACACCTGCCTTGCCTCCACCCATCATTTTTTTAACACCAGCTTTTCCACCGCCCATCATTTTCTTGACGCCAGCTTTACCGCCACCCATCATTTTTTTGACACCAGTTTTCTTTTTGACACCTGATTTAGCCTTACCACCGCCTTTCATTTTCTTAACGCCAGCTTTGCCACCACCCATCATTTTCTTAACACCAGCTTTAGGCATGCCACCTTTTCCGACTTTTACAACACCTGATTTAGGAACTGCGCCACCGCCTGCCATTTTTACAGCATTGCCTTGTTTCATTGACTTGGCTAATTCTGCTTTGTCACCCTTAGATAAACTGCCTACTAATTTTTTTAAGCCTTTTAATTTATTTTTCACTTTTTACTCCTTCGTTTCAAAATATCTTGGAAATCTTTTACATCCCAATCTTTATAATACCCTATTTTTTCTAATGTTTCAGATGCTTTATTCAATTCATCTAATTTTTGCATAAAAACCATATTATAACTTTCGTCAAAATGTGGCTCAAAATGTTCTTGGTCTACTACAACCTTTTCATCATGTTGTTGATGAAAACCCATGACCCACAAGTTTTCACTATTAACAAAAGCATTTAACATGGCTATTCTACTATCAAAAGTAAACATGTCTAAATCCATGTTTGTATCACAATAAATAATAACATCTTTGTCTGTAGGAAAATTTTTAGTTATATCTACTAGGTCTGTCCAATGTAAACATTTAGACAATATTACGTCTACCCTATTGTTTTCCCATGTTTTTTTTGCATAAGGACATACTGGTTTATCTGTTTCTAATACTTCCTTAGACCAATCTCTAACCTCTTGTCTTATAAGCTGTTGACTAATCATTTTTTCTTCTTTACAAATGTTTTTACGTTTGTTGGCTTGCCACCAACACCTTGCTTTCTTGCTCTTTTTCTTTTCACAGCAGAACGTTTTTGTGCTTTAGTCATACGATTAGCAACCCTTTTAGGCACACACTTTGGATATTTTCTTTTAGAACCTTTGGCTTTTTTTCTACCGCACTTTTTATGGCCACCACCTTTCTTTTTTGAGCCAATATCAACCCAATCTTCGGCAAACCACTTAGTAAGTCCTTTCATTACCTACCACGCATTTTTGTTTTTTTTCTTCTGTTTTGCATTACTGCACCACAGCCTTTTGCTATAAAACCGCCATTTTTAGCGTATATAACTCCTCCCATAGCTTTACCTTTTGCACCCTTATACTTACCACCTCTTTTTTTGTATGTTTTTACAAGCCATGCTGAGGCGTATGCGCTGGGAAAAACATCAAATTTGCGCTTAGCTTCTGCTTTTACTCTTGAATATAATCCGGGATTTGTAACATTACTTGGTGCAGTAGATTTTTTTGCCATAATATTTACCTTCTTTTTCTTTTTTTCTTAGCTTTACTTAATGCTATAGCCACAGCTTGTTTCTGTGGTCTACCTTCTTTTTTAAGTAGTCTAATATTTTTACTAATTGTTTTTCTGCTTTTACCTTTAGCTAAGGGCATCTAACACTTCCATCTTCTTCTTGCTTGTCTAATCCTAGAGTTAGGATTGTTTCTTGTTTTTGCTGAACTTTTTTTAAGTTGTCCCAAAGACCTAGCACAAAAAGATTTACGCCTTTTAGCCGCTTTACTACCTTTTTTTACTTTGCCTGTAACTGCTGTTTTTAGCTTAGAACCGGGATTAGCCTTTCTATAAGCAGCCACACCTTTTTTAGTCATGCCAGCACCAGATTTGGTAGGGCGATAGTTACCGCCCTTACCAACTGTTCTTCTTATAGATTTTGCTTTTCTAGGTTTTGTTTTAGCCTTAGCCATTCATCTAATAATTCTTAGTTAATACTAAAATTATAGAGTAAGTGTCACCACTAGAATGTCCTTTGGTTGTAAAGTCTATATCACCTGTTACGCCGCTACCTGCATTATTAGGTATGCCTGTAAACAAATCATAATACTCATCACCCGTGCTATCTGCTGGTAAACCTATAGCAAGCACATTTGAAGTTGCATCAAACTCTATATTTACTCCCATACCTGCACATGCCCAGTAGATTCTTGATATAGAAACAGAAGTACAAGCTTCACCTTTATCGTTTTTTTCTAAAGCTGAAACATCTACCTTTTTAACTGCGCTTTCACCTGTGCCATCTGATACGTTAGTAAACTTCAAAATGGCCGTTCTCTGGCCATCCTGTATGGTTTGTGAAGTTACTGCGTCTGCCATAATTTACTCCTTATGCGTCAGCAAATGGTGTAACTATTGTGCCTGAGCCTAAAATAATACCTTCTACAGCATATTTAGCACTAGCCATAGCAGTTACTTTAACGATACTACCTGCTAATCCGCCTTTTGTAGAACCATTCATAGTGATTACATCGTTAGATGCTGCTGAGATAAATACTTTACCTGAAGCATCATCTTTACCTGAATATAAACCACCAACAAACTTATCAGTACCGTCAGTCAAAATATCCATGTCTGTAGCTGCTGTTTCTACTACAAAGAAGAAAGAAGCGCCTAGATTGTTTAATTGATTTGGGTCTGTATTATCACCGGGGTCAGTTGTTACTATGCTTGGTAAAGTGAATTTACCGTCTGCGTCATTACAAGTTAAAATTTTACCTGAATGTGCAGCAACTGTTAATGTAGTGTCTGCTGTTAAGCTAACTACTGAAGCATTACCTGCTGTTATAAATCCAGCTAATGATTTAACTGGACCTGAAAATGTACTCTTTGCCATATTAAGTTCTCCTTAATAAATCTATCGTCTTGGCTTGTCTGCTAGGTCAGTCGATAGAATAGTTATTTTTCCTAGACTTCGATTGTATATTAGTTTATTGCAAAAAAAAAGGGAGCTAATGCTCCCTTTATTGTTTAGAACCTTAGGCTCCTTGTGAAGCAAATACTCCACGCCAGTTAGATACACCAAATGAATATCTTTCTCTAGCTCTATATCTAATGTTACCTGTTGAAAATTCAGGCTCCATTGTGGTTTCCATAGGTGTTCTGTTGAACATCTTTAAACCTTCTCCATCTTCATTTACTGATGTAAGTATGTAATACGCATCAGGGTCTGTGAGATAGTGATTTACACTAAATCCATTAGGTACTGAAGATTGATTCTTAATAGAGTTAATATCATTGTCTGATGTAGCTGTTCTACCCGGTGTGTTTAAAAGTCTATCAGCCACAAAAACAAGTTGTGGTGGGACGATTAATTTGTCGGGACGAACTGCAATAATCAAGTTCTTATCATCAACAAATGTTGATATATCAATAATATTATCTTCTAGTGAAGTTTCATTGAGGTCAGCCATAGTTGTTGCTCTGTTACGAGCAGTACCACCACCCACTAATGGGTGTGCTGTGGAAACTAATGGTTGTCCATCACCAATAGTAAAGTCAGTGCTAAACGCATTGTTTAATACATTTGCACCTTTTACTTCTTTGGTATGTTGCATTGAACGTGCCAATGCTTTTGTGTATCTACGACCAAGTTGGTCATATAAATTGTCTTCGATTGCCTCTTCTGTAAGAGAGAAAGCAAGTGCCACAGTTTCGTGTGTATATCTTGCAGTATATCCTTCTGAAGCATTATCAAAGCTTACGCCAGCACCTTCTTCCTTGACAGGAGCTGCACCAAATCCAACTACTAAAACCTCTTCTTCAAAAGCTCTGTCTGAGTCTTCGATAGAATATAGTTCTTCATATTCGTTTTGATATTCGTCATATTCAAGTCCAAAAAGTGCATTTAGACCGGGTTCAAGTTCTTTCGCTAATTGCGCTCTACTTATAGCCATCTAATTACTCCTTATGCTAAGCCTGCGCCTTTAACGCCTGCTATATGATTTTGAATAACAACCAAAACATTTGTATTAGCTGAACCGACATCTGAATTTTCAGGGTCTTGGCTAATGTCTATTGCCTTCAAAGGCAAATTTGTTGTAGTTGCACCTGTTGTGACATCTAACTCTGCTCCTGAGATACCTGTTGTGGTACTTCCTGAGTTTGTGTAAACGATGTCAAAATTACCAAACAGGTCGGCCACTGGGAAAGTGTCGTCTGCTTGTATTTCAAAGACCGTGTTAGGGTCATCGTGTACAAAAGCAATAATATCTGAAGCATTAGTGCTTGCAGGGTAATGATTGCTAAATACTTGCTCTGATGTTGTTGGGTCTGTGAACATACAGCCGTTGAATACGCCTACAATAGGAACAGTTCCTCCATCTGCATGGATTTCAATGCCACCGCCAGTAACTTGCATTACCAAGTCGCCTTGAAAGATATTTGTTCCGTAGTTAGCTGCTATTCTGTATCGGCTTTGTCCGCCTGAATAGGGTGAGCCACCCATCATTCTTACAGGTTTAAGACCAAATGAAGCGTCTTTATTCGCCATAATTCATCCTACCTTTTTTTACCAAATGATACATTAGATTTTCTATTAGAATCATACTTCACATATCTGTTATTGCCTTGTAGTTCATTAAACATAGTATTATCTAGTGCTTCGTTTTGTTGCACATTACGATTTTTATAATGTTCATTACGTTCATTAACAGTTTCTGTTGGTATTTTTGCTAATATCAAACCACCTACTGATATGACTCCTGCGTGTCTACCATGCTCTATAGTAGGTAAAGGAAAGTCTGGTATTTCGTCTTGTCTGACAAACTCCCATCCTTCTCTCATTCTAGCAGAAACATTGTTTCTGTCTTCGATTCCTACATACTCTGACCTAATCCATCGGTATTGATATCCCTCTGGTGCAGGTGGAGTTTCAAGCATCCTCGCAGGTTGCCATGGTTTTCTTCTAGCGTTTTTATCGTGTTGCTCTTCATCACGAGATTGGCGTGTTGTATTTTCAATCGCATCTATATCCATTATTTTGCTCCTTCAAGTTTAACTATTTCTTTACCTACTCTTTTCAGCCACTCTTGTTGCGACATGCCGTAAGGTTTTAAATTACTCTTTACGGAAGCATGGTTAGAACTAATCTTAATACCGCTTTTCTTACCTTGTGTTCCTTGACGACTTCCTGAGGAAGCAGAAGCAACTCTTTGCACAGTTGAGTTAGCCTCTTTTGATACGTCATTAGGCTCTGCCTGTAAATCAGGATAAACCTTTTGTAGCCTTTTGTCTAATTCTTCGTAATACTCATTTTCATTACCATCAAATCCTTCTGACAATAAATCCTCGTGTATACCCATGGCTGTATAAGTTTTGACTCTATCTTTTTGAAACCAGTCATTCTTTTCTTGCCATTCTACAGCTTTAGCATCAGGCTTTGGTTTATCATACACTTGTTGTTGTGTATTTTGTACATTTTGTTCAACAATTGTTGAGTTTTGTTCTTGTTGTGTTTCAAGCTGCATTTTTGCTAATCTGACTCTTTCTTCCTCTAAAGTAACCTTATTTAACAACTCAACACTTTTTACTTCAAGATTTGGGTCGTTTGTTTCTCTAGCTTTTCTATATAAGTCTTCAGCTTGTTGCCTTTGTGACTTGACTCTGTTTTCGTATTCCTCAGTATAATTTCTGTCTAAAACTGTAGCTCTGCTTTTTACTGAAGATAACTCGTTAGATACTTTTGCATACTTTGACTCGGCATCTTCGGCTCTTATCTCCGCAGCTCGTATTCTATCGTTTAATTTGTTTATTCTTTTTGATACACCTCTAGTGTAACTATCAAGTTCATCATCACCACCTGAGTTGGTTTCGACTGCTTCTGTTTCTGCTAAGTTTTCTGTTGGTTCTACAACATCAACAACTAGCTCGTTTTCAGCTTGAACCTGATTTTCTTGGTTTGTGTCGTTCATATAAATACTCCTTATACTGAAACAATGTCATCAGGGTTTAAAATAGTGGCTATGACTTCGTCATCATTTATTATTCTGACTTCGCTTTCATCAGCCAACCTAAACCTAGAGCCTGCATATCTACCTATCATTATCCAGTCGCCCTTTTCACACCACACAGACGAAAATCTTTTTTTATCTGCGTAGGCATCAGGACCAACTGCAACAACATAAGCAACTACAGTCGCTAGGGTTTCTCTGTCGATGGTTTCTTTTACTAATTGAATACCACCTTCTGAAACTCCCTTACCACGGTAAGGAAGCACTAACAAACGCCAACCAGTTGGTTGTGGCATCCGTTCGAGAACGCTTTTGTCTAATAAACTTGGGTCTAAAACTCTTTTGTCCTCTTCTACAAAAGCTTTATCCAAATCAATAGTTTCTTGTTCTGTTTTTTCTTCAATGGTTTTTTTTGACTCAACTGTCATCTATATCTCCTTTACTTTGTAAGTGTTCTTTTATCTTATCATGAATATAGGATAATGAAGATATTTCACCCATTAAAAATTGATAATTTTCCATATCTTTAACGCCACCTGACGTAAGAATGGTTACTATTTGTGCCTCTCTCTCATTCAAATCTTTACGAATTGCATGAATAAAATCATACATATCCATAGTTTAGAATACGCCACTGAAATTATTGCCTCTTAGTGCAGCGCCCTTACCTCTACTTTTGCCCTTTCCGTAGCCGGGTTTGTGTGCTGTATCAACCTTTACTTTTTTAGGTTGTGATAAGGCAATGCTTCCTTGACCTTTAATAGTTATGGAAGTTTTTGCTTTCATTTTCTACTCCTTATTTTTTTGTAGTTTTTTTCTTTGAAACTGTTTTTTTCTTCACTGTTTTTTTCTTAACAGTAGTTTTTTTTGCTTTAGTTTTTGTAGTTGGCTTTACCTCTACACTTGCAACTTCTGTATTAGAAACTTGCACTTTTTCTTGCAATTTTTTCTCTTTTATTTGTTGTTTAATTTTTTCGTTTATTGAGCTTGTCATTTATTCATCCTCGCTTGTAGGTCTATTAATTTTAATTCAGCTTGCTGTTGCAATCTTTGTTTAGCAATGTCATTTTTTTCATTACCTATAGCAGCTTGTTGGTCTGCTTTGTTTTGTTGTATTTGCAACTCTGTTGCACTTTCCATGGCATCTTGTTCTTCTTTAGCCATAAACTGTTGATTTTTCAATTCTATTTCCTTATCACGCAATCCAAGTTCTTGTTGTCTAATTGACACAAGTGGGTCTTCTTGTTGAGGTGG